TGCTCATCAATGCCACCTTGCGCGGCTTGTTGCTGAGCGCTTGATGCGCGACTTGCCGCTTTACGTTGTTGTTCGGCTGAGACCAAACCGACTACGGCTGTTGCTGCTGCTGCCCACGGCATATTATTTCTCCAGACGAATGCAAATGATCATGGTGACTCTTTCGTATTCAGTTGGATTTGTCACCCAATGCAAATGCGCATTGTCAAACCAAAATAGATCACCAGGCTTTGTTTCAAGTGAACCATCTTCAAAATGGAATGCTTGGCCTGGTGCGCTTGTGATCTGCACCGCAAACTTTTCATAGCGCCTCGCATGCCACCCAGGATCAGTGTGTGGCTTGCATGATTTTCCAGCCGGTATGCGAGTGATAAGCACGCCGCCAAGCTCTACGCCTTTGACATGGCGCATGACATCATGGCACATATCTTTAATGCCAAGCGCATCTGCTGCCGGATACCAAAAAGAATCATGCGGCATGCCATCTTTAGCACGTTCAGCATCACCATATCGAGCCCAAATATCATCAAGCCCATAGTGTGGGCTATCAATGCTTTCGGTGCGAGTTGTGTTTTGATTCCACAGATGCTCGTTTGATTGCAGAGCCCAATAAATAGGCGCAACATTGATTCCTGACTGCAATAGTTTGATGCGTTCGCTCATTTTTGAATCAGTGCATGGTCAATGTGTGAAGGGTCGCCTTCTTCTGTTGCATGAATGCAAAACCAAACCAAATCCGTAATGGCCAGCACTTGATGCGGAATGCCTGCTTGGATTGTGATGCAAGCCGGGCCGATATATTCCGTGACAGTATCGCCATTCGTCACAGCGGCATTGCCACTGGCCAAGATGCTCAAGTGGTCATAAGTGTGCGCATGCTGCTGAAGCATTACACCTGCTGGAATGATTGTTTCTTTTGCATACACTCCACCTCCGAAGTGATGCTCAATCTTTCCACCAGCTTTATCAAATAGCTCTTGGCCTTGCATCATCAAGTGATCTCCCGCTCGGATGCGCCGATTGTAAAGCTTAGGTCACTTCACGGCCAGAGATGCGCAGCGAAAGAGCATTGGCTGAACTCGCAACCGTGGAAATAAAGTCACCAGGGCCAAGAACTTGACCAATCAGCTC